ATCTTCTCGTGTCTGTCGAGCCGTTCCATGAGGAGGTGGAACAGCCGTTCTATCTTGTAGGTATCCATCTTCTTTTCCGTTTTATGTTTTCTTGCCTGTCCTTACCATATACTGCCTGTGCAGTTCGCCGATGCACTCTGCGTTGCCGCTCATGGAGCATTCCTTCATCATGTGCTCCACGTCCGTGAGGCGGTAGCGGCAGGTGCGCCCCATCAGCGAGAAGGGGATGCGCCCCTCGTCACGGTAGCGTTGCAGGGTGCGCAGGCTGATGCCGAGCAGGGCGGTCACCTCCTTGCTGGTCAGCCACCGTTCCTGTGATTGCACGGGCTGTCTGTCCTCATACTTGCGGATGTGCTCCGCTATCTTCTCGATGTGTCCGACCAATTCCTGAAAGGCGGCACTTTCTATCATTATTACGTTCATAATCAATACTGTTTTTCTTGTTTCTGCTGCAAAATTACAGGGTATGGAAAGTGCAAACTTATGACTCATAGATGACTCATAGATGATTTTCTTGCAACTGGCACAAGATGGCTCATCTTTCGGTTCCAGATGCAGCCACCTGCGCTGGAAATGAGTGGTTTTAGGAGGTCGCAGCGTAACTTTGCACCGACAATCACAGCAACACTCAGAATCATGGAAGTAGTAATCATTGAAAGAAAGGCGTTCGAGGCACTGATGACGGATGTCTCGTCGCTGACGGAAAAAGTGAACCGCCTGTGCGGTCGTGAGAAGGACAGGCGCATGGCGAAGTGGATGGACAACGAGGAGGTTTGCCGGCTGCTGCGCCTCACTCCGAGAACCTTGCAAACGATGCGAGACAAGGGATTGATTGCCTGCTCGCAGATTGGCAAGAAGTTTTATTACCGCAGGGAGGATGTGGCAAACCTTGTTGCGGACAGCAGGGAGACCAGCCTATGAAGCAGGAGATTCTCACGCTGGAGCAGGGACAGGTGGCGGACATGCTCCTCTCGCTTAAAAACAGCCATCGCAGGATAAACCGCTTCCTGCAGGAATATACGCCTCCGCTGAACGGTGACCGTTACCTGACGGACAAGGAGGTGGCGGAAGTTTTGAAGGTGAGCCGCCGCACCTTGCAGAACCTGCGCAACAACCGTGTGCTGCCGTTCATCCTGCTTGGCGGCAAGGCTCTCTACAGGGAGTATGACATACAACGGCTGTTGGAGACGAACTACCGCAAGGCGGATGTATAAGCATGTATTGGAACAAAAAAGACGGACGGGCAACCCTGATGAGTGGNNTGTCCTTTCAGTTATTCCCGAAAGTCCACAGGGGAATGATGATGGCTTGGTGCACCTCTTTATCCTTTTCTCTTGTCGCTGTCTCTTTCAGCCACTTGCGGAAGGCGTGGGCATAGAAAGTGTTTATACGATAGGCCAAGGCGACGATGATGTCCCAGTGGTAGATGTCCACGGAACAGCCGTCCGCCTTGCGGATATACTTGCACGCCTCATAGTCCACCAACACACCCGTCTTGCGGATGGCCTTTATCTC